TTGTCTGTGTCACATCTCCAGAGTTTCATTAGTGAGTCTCTGCCCACGTACTACCTATATCTGCTGTACCTCTAATTGGTATTCTAAACTTTAGGTACTCTGTTACATCATTAAAACTATCTTCAGCTATCTTAGCTACTCTTTCAGCTATATCTTCATCACATTCTATCTGAGCCTCATCGTGAACATTTAGTACAAACTCATACTGCTTACCTACTTCAAACTCTTTCTGTAGGTTTCTATCTAAAAAGATTAACCAGTACTTCATAACTAGAGCACCTGCACCTTGTAGTAAAGTGTTAAGTGCTGAGTGGCTGCTACGTATAAAGTAAGCATTGCCATCTAAAGCTTTAAGTGTTTTAGTATTCTTATAAACTTTAGCTACCTGGTCTACAAGCTTTTTGATAGCTGGTATCTGTCGGAAGAACTTAGCCTTAAGCCTTGCTCCATCATCTGCTGTTCCATTAACAATTTCTCCAATCTTACCATCTCCAGCTCCATAGAGAAAGGCGTAGATAAATGTTTTGGCATCATCTCTCGTTGGTAACCCTGCACCTTTTTGGTTGAGCGTATGAATATCCGTCCCGTTGTCTTTCTTACCTTCATCAACTGCTTTTGCATAACTGCCTCCATCAAATCTTGACATATAATGTGATAGCGTACGTAGTTCTAAACCATCTGCATCACAACCTACAAGCTTCTTACCTTTTGGTACAGTAAATAACTCTCTAGCTTCGTGTCCTTTATAGGCTCTACTACTAGGTACTTGTGCCATATTAGGTCTACTATGTGTACACCTTCTACTAACTGCTCCTAATGTATCAACACTTCCGTGTATTCTTTGGTCATCTTTAACCTGCTTTAACCAGGCATTATCACCTTCAGCTAATTGACCTATTAACTTTTTTACGTTGAAGTAGTGGGCTAGTATCTTACCTTCAGGAAACTCAAGTGCATTTAGTACAGTCTCATTAATAACTATACTTCCTTTTTCAGTAAATTCTGTAGGTTTCCAGTCGTATACTTCCGATAACCATCTAGCTATGTGTTGTCTTGAACCAGGGTTAAATGCTACTTCTACATATCTTCCCCATTCACCAGTCTCAGGGTGGTCAATAGCACCTAAAGCTTCTTGTTTAACTCTGTTCTTATTTAATGCTCCAGACTTTGTATATTTATCTGGTTTGTTGTTGTAGGGTTTCCAATCTTTAAGTGGTTTGAAAACTTTAAACAACTCTACCTCTGCTTTATCTATCTCTTCTAGTAACTCTATGTGAAGCTTCTGTGCTTTCTTAAGGTCAAAGTAACAACCATACTTTTCTTGTCTTGATATAATTTTAGCAAACTCTTGCTCTAACCATATAGCTTCGGCAGGTGGGTAGTTATTTTGTTTCAGCAGATGCTCATAAAGTTTGTAGGTTAATTCTGTATCTTGCCTACAGTACTCTATCATATCTGGTGTTAACTTATCCCAAGCTTCCTCTTGTTCTCCATACGTTCCTTTCATAAATCTTAGTCTTTGACCCCAAGCTTTAAGACTGTGTCTACCTTTCATCTTACCTTCAAGTGACTTACGTCTTGAGTCTCGTACCAACATATCAGGGTACATTAACTTACTAAGTATAAGCGTATCTAATAATTCGTTCTTAAACTCAACACCAGTTAGTTTAGTTAGTGTTGGTAAGTCAAAGTTGATAATATTATGCCCTACTAAAAGGTCTGCCTGTTGAAGGATAAGTAGTCCTTCTTCTATTGTACCATCTGAGTTACCTATTGGTTTGCTAGTATAGACATAAGTCTGTGTTACTTTTTCACCATTTATAAGTTTAATACTGATACAGTGTAATGTGTCTGTTTCATAGTACAAGTTGTTTGTCTCAATATCAAAAATCGCTGTCATCAGTCTCCTCCGTTGGTGTTATCTCAAACACTTCATCTAGTTCGTGACATATACCAGTATCTTTATCGTAATAAAAACCTACTGTATTACCTGTAGCACTACCACTAAACCTATCTTTTAGTATTCGTACCAAACCTTTGTTTCTTTCATCTGGGTCTTCGTGTAGGGTATTTCTCTCGATACCTAACATAGTGTATGACCATCTCATAATTGCTCTTGAACCTGTGAACTGTGCTTGTTCAGTCTTACCTCCAGCTTCGTGTGTTGGACCACTCTTAGGTGGGTTAAGGTGTGAAACTAACATAATCCATACATCTAGTTCTTTAGCTAAACCTGCTACCTCTGCCATAAGAGCATCAAGGTTACGTCTTTCATCTGCTGCGTGAGCATTAAGAGCAGTTAAATTATCTATGTAGAAAATACGACAACCGTAATTATGGTACATATATCTTATCTTGTCTTGTATAGTTTCCCAATCATTACTACCAAAGTTATCAAACATAAACAAGTTACCTTGAAAGCTGTGTACAGTTTCCTTTAACTTTTCTTTATCAAACTCAGCATCTGGTAGGTGGTAGTGTAAGCCGTCTACTTTACCTGCTGTTCGCAGTAGTGTTTCTTTTACAGATTGCTCTAGCATAAATGTAGCTACCTTCCAGCCTTGCTGTAGGTCAAAAGCCATCTGTGACATTATAAAGTCTGTCTTACCAATACTAACACCTGCTCCTACTGTGATAACCTCACCAAATCTTCTGCCATATAAAGCTTTACTTAAGCCACTATAGTAATAATCAAAACCTACCTTGATAGGCTCAGCAATAGTTTCTAGTAAATCATCTGGACTAACTATATCATCTGGTTTATACTTCTCTGCGTTGTAGAAACAGTTTAAGATACCTGACTTACCTGTGTACACTAATACCTCATTAGCATCTTTGTAGTCTGCGTGTCTTATAATCTTAACTTTATTTGCTGGTACTAAATTAACACATTCTTCTAAAGCTTTTCTACCAGGGTCATCATTATCAAACCAAAAGTAAACTTCTTCAAACTCATTAATCCACTCTAGCTGCTGTGATATCTCTCGCTTAGCTGCTGATGAACCACCTTTAATACTAACAACTGGATACTTACCATCAAAAGCAGTACTAACAGATAAAGCATCAATCTCTCCCTCTGTGATAACTAACTTTTTACCATTACCCCATAGTGTTTGACCATACAATAAAGCTTCTTTAGTGTCACCTATAAACTTAAAAGTCTTGTCTGGATACCTAAGCTTTTGTGCTACTAATTCTTTTTCTTTGTTGTAGTAGTTAGCTACCTGACACAGGTTACCATTCACATCTACTGCTGTACCATATCTATACTTCTTAGTGATAGCTTCAGGTATTTTTCTTTTGTTTAAGTCACACGACTCAATCGTTAGTAGGTTCATAGGTTTACTCTTTCTATTATAGGTTGTTGGTTGTTTGTATTCCTCATCTACCCAAGCTGTATCACAGCTAAAGCATTTCATCATACCTTCTACGTCTGCGTTTGGAACGGCTGAAGCAGCATCTGAACTACCACAGTGAGGACATTCAGTATGTAACTTAAATCCCATCTTCCCCCTCCTGGAACATATTCTCATATATTTGAGTAGCTAAATCCATAGCCTCATAAAACTCTAACCATTCATCTTCGTACATTAACTCTGAAGCTAACTCATTTATTATCTCTTGTCTAGTCATCACACACTTCCTCTAGTTCTACGTCACATCTAGGATTATCTTTATCAATCCCACCAAACTTAAATACTATCTCCTGGATAAACTCATAGTTATCGTCTTCAAGTATTCCAAGTTCTGTTAAAGCATCATTGTTAAACTTACAAACAACAGCACCTACATTATCTATATCAAACTTTCTTTTGTTTGGGTAGTAAATCGTGTAAATTATCTTACACTTTCCCTCGACAGGGGCTAATTGTCTAACATCTTTAGCAACTGCTGCCTTAAATAAACGTTTAAGTTGGTTTGATACTTGAAAATGCCACTGCTTGTAACTATTTAAGTTTAAGTAATGCGTTTTCTTTTTATTTGTTCCTGCCTCTAACTTGATAGGCACGCTATAACTTTGTACTTTCATTTGCTTTCAACCTTTCGTGTTCTAGTCTATGACAAGTAGCACATAATAATACACACTTATCAACTTCTCTCAATAATTTCTCAAGGCTTCCGTGTACTAATCTACCTATCTCACCTTCTTTCTCATCTGGATTAATGTGATGAAAATCGAATGGAGCAGATGTTGGATGCTCAAAGCCACAGTGTTTACATTTGTAAGTACCTCCAATGTATTGCTTTAAAGCTTCTCTGTTATTCTTTTCTCTTTCTTTTACTCTTTCTGTGTTTTCATTGTACCATTTCTTAGCTCTTTCTCTGTCTCTTTCTATGTTTTCATTACGCCATTTCTTGTTATTTTCTATAGCTCTTTCTGTGTTTTCATTATACCACTTCTTGCTTTTTTCGCTAGCACACTTTTTACAAATGGTAGACCTGTCATAAAGTTTACTTTTATCTTTAACAAACAACTCTAACTCTTCTTCAGTATGGGCCTCAAGCCCACACTCTCTACATTTTCTTAAAGGTTTCATAAGTCTAGAAGTCTAAGTCGTCTTGCTCTTCAGCAGTTGTTTCAAACACATCTTCAACAGCATCTTCAGTAGCAAATAAATCATCTTCATTATCATAAGTAGCTAATTCAAATACTCTTAACTTTTGCCACATTAATGTTACTCCTACTTTCTTAGTTGAAGCCATCTCATAAGGGTATGCGAAACAACCTACAACTCCAATACTACCGTTACCTACTTTTGTTTTGTTAGCAGATAAGTTTTCTTTGTTAGGTCCTGAAGCCTGAATTGTATGTGCTTTACCTGCTGCTTTTCTCTTAGCAACATCTTTAAGCTTACATTTAACAAGAACTTTACCAGTTGGTTCACCCTCTTTATCAAAGTGTTCTGATACAACCTCATTAGTTGACCATTGTTTACCTTTAGCACCTAAGTTTTCTCTTAGCTCGTTCATAGCTGTGTCTCTTAAATCTTCTAGCTTACCAATAAACTCTTTTGCTTTAGCATCATTAGGGTCTAATAATAAGTTAACTGATAACTCACCGTCTGCGTTATACTTTGTGTCTGGCTCTAAATACTTACACCATTCTAACTCACCTTTTGGTGAAACTACTGAGATACCTTTTACGTCGAAATAATTTGCCATCTTTACTCCTTTTGGCTGATTAATTTATAAATTCTTCTAGTGAGTACGTACTAAGCTAACTTTAAGTTTAGCTAAAAATATACTCACTCTTATATACATCGTTTAGGTTTAATGTGTTTATCATAATATCTTCATTAAACTCTAAGCCTAACTGCTCTACCCAATCTTTAAGAACATCTTGCGAAAACAACTCTACGTATGCCTCTCTAACATTCCTATTAAGTGAGGGTACATCGTTTGGTAGTACACCATAACTATCGTGGATTAACCAGAAGTCTTGTACACCCTCTTTCATACATTTCTCAACTGTTAAATACATAAGAGTAGCATCAAGGTTATGTATAAAGTTAGGTGCTATACTACTTAACATCTTAGCTTTATTAATACCTTCTGTCTCTTTGTAGTAGACTAGTTTTCCAAAGGGTGTTTGTATTCTACTCTTTGTTTCTTTTGGTACTCTTTGTAACATAGGCAAATTAAAGATAGGTGAGTACCATTTTAAATATTCATCTTTACTTGCGATAGTCTGTGTTACTTCTTTAATATACTTTTGACCTTTAATAGCACCTTCAACTACTTGACTGATTGCCCTAGCATTTACATCTGCTAATACCTTAGCAACAACCCACTTATCTCCTTTCCACCAAATGTTACCATTAAGTTCATCTTCTGTTAGTAAGTCTTTAACCTGGTCAAACATACCCCTTGCTGTTACTGAGTAAGGTGTAGTCATTACATTTCTTTTGGTTAACTTTCTAGTTATGTTACCCTTTAAGCTTGAAGCTTCAAGTTCTGTGTTAACTGTCTTTTCGTTACCATCTGAGGTTGTAAAACTTAACTCTTTTTGGTAGTCGTTGTTAGTAAGTAGTTGGTTACCTACATCTGCGACATCACCATAAACATCTTCTCTTGTTGAGCCTGTAACATTAACTGCTTTGGCTCCCTTACCGTCCCTTAGTAAACCTGAATAGATTTGTATACCACTACAAGTAGCATCTAAGGCAACTGGTATATGAATAGTAGCATTACTATCTTTAAAATAATCTGAAAGACTAAAACAAAAAGCTAAGAACTCAAAGGGACTGTCTGCATCAACCCAATACTCTAAATGTGCTAAAGGGTCTTCAGCTATCTCTTTGATAATCGGTATCATTTCGTTTATCTTTTCAACTCTTATGTTATAAGGTTCTTTATCGTACCCATAACAGTTAGCACCGTGTATCTTTAACGAATATAAACCTTCATCATTTAAAACACAACCCCTATGGAACTGTAAGAGTGCCTTTAGGTTACTACTTTGCTGCGGGTTGAGGTGTTGTTGAAGTGGATATAATCTGTAACGATAGTCAAACTGGTACGTAAAGTAAAACTTTTTGTACTCTGTATATCTTTTAGCTAAATCAATAGCAAACATATAGCTGTATCTGTTACCTATAATCTTTTCAATAACACCCTCTTGATGTGTTTTGTCTCGATAATATCGGTCGTAGTCTTCATCATTTAAAAACTTACCATTATTATCTACTAAGCCATAATCCTCCTTCTTTATTAAATCATTTATATCTAAGGTTTCAAAGGTTGGTATACCTCCAAACAGCTTAGGGTTAAGTCTGTGTGCCTTAGGGTCTTGTAGGTTGTTGTCAATTATGTAGGACATAACATCTAGTACCCTTTTATTTACCTCCCAAGGTACACTTTGTACCCTATTTATAATATCTAGCAGTCTGTGTGAGTTTCTGTTAAAGTCTGTTTCAATAAGCTTTAAGTAACTTGACTTCTGCTTTACAACAGATAACTTATATAAACCTAACAAGTAACCACCACCTCCATACAGTTGTGTATGAGGCTTAGGCTCTATAACCATAGGTACATAAGTTAGTAATGTATGTAGTAGTGTCTTTTTGTGATTAAACAATACTTTCATAGCTTTGTCTGTTAAAGCTACCTTGTACATACCCTTATAGTTTTCTACTACTTGAAACAAATCAACACCACTTTTAACAACTGCCTCTGTTAAATGACTGCCTAACTTTGTGTTAGCCTCTATGTTATCTTCATCAAAACCTTTAAGTGTTGATAACTTAACCTTTCTCTTTTTAATAAAGGCTTTACCTCTTTTTCTAAACTCATAGTCGAGGTAGCTGTATAGCTTAGGTTCATACTTTTTCAGTTTCTCAACTGCTAGTACATCATTTATATCTTTGATTATCTTTTTGGATAAACTTATAAGACTTACAGGCTCTTTAGCCGTTGATGTTAATAATGTGTTTAGTATGATGTAAGCTAACTGCTTTTCTCTACCTTGAAAAAATAACTTTAATCTTTCTTGTTCACTTTTATACTTACCTCTAAGCTGTACGTTTAAGAAAGCTTTTAGTTGCTCTACAACTGGCTCTAAGCTTATCTTTATAAGTGACTGCCCTAGGTTAGTTTCTGATAACCTCCCCTGCTCTACAATAGCTACAAATCCTAATGCTACTTTTTGTTTAGCATCAGCAACAGTTTTACACTCTAACCTTTCTTGCTCTGTTTCAAGCTCTAGTAATTCTTTAACACTATCTATCTTCTACCTCCTCTTTATTAAAGTAGTCTTAGCAGTAGTTGTTGCTCTAACCTAAGCTTAAAGCTCTGCGTTGGGTTGCTTCAAGTGGGTCCATACTAAGGAAACTTTAAGTTTCAGTACTAACACTATCTTTAAATAAGAATATATGTTCATCTGGTATTACTTGATACATAGCCCTAGCTAAGTTCTGTATCTCCCACAATGCGTGAGAGTCTGTACGTAGTGCTAAGAAGTTCTGCAAGGCTCTAGCATTAATAGTCATTACTAAGCTAGTCTTATAGGCTTCTGGTAGCATATACTTAGCTATGTCATTAGTTACCTTACCACTCTGAAGTAAGTCTCTAAGCTTTAAGAGTTGCTCACAGTTATATATATCTATTGTATCCCTACCTGTTAGTACCAAGAACTCATTAACAGTACCAAACTCTGAGTTCTTTAACTCACTTAACGTATATCTTGTAGATTTTACAGTATAACTTGCTATTCTATGTCTAGCTAGTTCCTGTAGGACTGCCCTAGATATACCGTCTATATCAAAACTATATACCAAATGTTCTATGGTACTACTATGTTTACTAACATTAGCAACTCTATCTATCCTACCTTGTATCTTCTCAAGGTCTGTGTAAGGTTTCTTGTTGTAGCATTTAGCTATTGCTGTATCTGCTACTTCTAGTGGTGTGTATTGTAATAATTCTACTTTCATATTAATCCTTTATTTCTAATTCTATAAAGCTTAAAGCTTCTTCTTTACTATCAAAAAAGTCTGTTTCGTACACGTTACCATCAGTCATTCTAATATATAGGAGATAGTTTTCATAATATGTACTCAAGGTAACTGCTGTCACAAACTCTTTGTTTATAAATTCTGTGTTATTTATCTGTATTAATTTCATTTAGTCATCTCCCATTAACATATCGTCTTTGTACTCATCGTACGCTCTGTCTCCATATTCCCCTATGTACTCTTCATATTTATCGTTAAGATAATCTTCAAGTATTGGTAAATCGTCTATCATATAAGGTTCTGGACACCTATTGTACCAATCTAGTAACTCATTTTCTAGCGTTTCCCCGTAGCTATCGTACCAATCGCTATAATCTAATAGTCTCATAATAAATTCCTTTTTGTTTAAGTTAGAGTGTAATTGTACACACCCTAACCTTAATTTCTACTTAACTTAAATAGATAATCTTTAAAATGTGGATTTAGTAGTTAATATATGTACTAAAATCATCACATAAGATTGTGTTTGTTTCAGTATTCCAATTATATATCCCTAATTTAGCGGTACATCCGTTACTAAAAGTAACTACTACCACCTCATCTTCAAACACCTCAAAATCAACTACGTCTAAATCACTTTCACTATTTCTACCATACATAATACTACCCCTCAATCTTTAAGTTTAAACCGTTAACGGCTACAATATTATCTCTATTTATATTTCTATAGCCTTTATTAAAGTCATAGAATAAAATATACTTTGAGTTAGTTTCAATTGAACGCTTACCAATACCTTTTAAGTATTTTGTAACACCTACTCTACCCCAAACTTTAGCTAGTCTACCGCTATTTGTACGAAATACCACACTACATATTCTAGGTTGCTCAATAATCGTGTTAAGTAAAATATCTTTAGTTTTTGTTAAGTTTAACTTACCTATTCTCTCAAATCCTACTTTAGCTACTCTTCTTTCTACTACTGGTTTCATAATTATTTCCTTTTATTATTATTTGTTTAAATATTTGTTACTATAATTAATAACTACATCGCTTGAAGCTTGATACATAGCTTCTTCAACCTCTTGATACAATTCTATAACTAATTCATCAAGTTCTTTCTCAGTGAATTCTATATCGTTATTGTATATTTCTAACATTTCTCTTATATCTAGTTCTAATTCTTTCTCATTAATAATCATTTTGTACCCCTTTTATTTTTATCTAATTCTAGTTCTAGCTCTTCAAGTGCCTCAGTTATAGGACTAAATACCCTATAACCTACTACCACCAACGCTATTATCAATAAAGCCATCATTAAACATATTATATCAACTATCATCTTAATTTCTCCTTAATGTTCTAAGAACACTACATTATTATTTTGTACACAATAGTTACAACCCTCACCACATTTTACAGTTTTATCTAGAGTAGCTGGACAAATAAAACTATCGTACTTTTTTTCAGCCTCTAAACAATATTCTAAAGAGCCATAATTCTTTAAACCATTTGGTAGAAAGCTATCAATTATGTTTACATTACTTAAGTTCTTAAGCCTCGTAAAGTCAAACCTACCCATAGATTTAGTGTAGGTATAGAAACTAATTTCGGGAAAGCCCTCAGCTATTTCAGCCCACGCCTCAATATACTCTTGACTTATAAAGTCCCCACTTGAGTGTATTCTCACCGTTTTCTTACGTGTTTTAACTAATTCTTTTGTTATTTGTACCTTAAATACATCAAGGTTATTTTTAACAAGTTTTAAGTTTCTATCCCAAGCATTTTTAACGTTTGGGTATTGCTTATAACTTTTAACGGCGTAACACGTTGAGGCACAACTTGAACAGTCTAAACAGCCTTTAATCGGTGCGTGACTATATACCAACATATTCTTTAATTTCTTATTACCATTCTTTAAAATATTGTTCTTAAATTCCATAACTTACTCCTAGTTATTGTTTTTGTTCTGATACTGAAATTGTATCATACCTATTATTAAATTTAGCTTAAAACTATTCTTTATTAGCTAATACAATATATTTAGCTTTATTTTCTAACCACTTAATATCTATAATATTATCACTGTACCCATTTTCTTCTAATATATCCATAGCTTGGTCGATAACATAGTTATATTTATAGTCGAAACTTATATAGCTATTTGATAGCCCTATAATTCTAAATCTTAAACCTTTAGTATCCGTCGGTCCGTATACTCTTATTTCTAGTTTTTTAACATTTTGCATTTTGTATTCCTTTTTGTTTTTTATTGATACCGAAATTATAACATAGCTTTTCTTAAAAGTTTCTTAAGCGAATTGCCTCTTATTTCATAGGGCTTATATTCATTTATAGTTTAAAGCGTAACTTTAAAAGTAATAGCTTTAAACCTTTATATAAGAAATTTAAACTATGTTAACATTCTGTACCAACTTTAAATAACTCAAAGCCGTTGTTGCTTTGTATAAGAGAATTATAATATATGTTAGCTTAAAGTATTCTTAAATTTAATAGAAATACTAAAGAAATTACAAAATAAATAAAAGGCGCTAATAGTTGCTAGTAGTTAGTAGTTGAATATGGACGCGTGCGAATAGCTAAAGGTAGCTTAAAGAATGCTTAAGGATAGCTTCAAAATAAATTAAGTAGCTTAAAGGTAACCACCTAACATAACTTAAGGTAACCACCTAGCATAACTTAAGGTAACCACCTAAGGCTTAGCATAAAGTATCTTAAGGCTAGCTTAAAGAGGTAACCACTTAAAGTGTAGCATAAAGTAGCTTAAAGGTTGCTTAAGGCTTAGCTTTTGGCTATTGTACCACAAAGAATTCTTTAGGGTCGACGGGGGAAGCTTCGAGTAGTATAATATAGATACCCTCTTAGATTTTTGTAGTATTTTTTGAAAGTAGTCAGTAGGAGTAGTTGTGCTTGGAGCTAAGCTAGTAGATAGTTAGGAGAGTAGGTAGAGGTAGTCAGTAGTGGTAGTAGTGCTTGTAGATAACTTTAAGACTGTGTTAGGAAAAAGGAGGGAAACCTAACACAGACTTAAAGATAGCTTTAATCATACGTTAGTATAATCATTACCATACGAAACCTAACACAGACTTAAAGCAGTTGCTCTTAACCTAACTTAAAGCTTCTTTTCCCGTTACCTCTAGTGGGTCCATAACTCAGGGGGTACCCTACTACAGCTACCACCCCCTCGAGTCTACAACCACTTCTACCTATTGGCTGAAAACCACCTACTATCACTGTTACTATCTATCCAATTCTCAAGCATTTCATTCTTCATTTCACTTAAGTAACTATCCTTAGCTTCATCTTCATCAACACCCACAGTTTCAACTATAGCTGCTAAAGCAATAGCAAGAGCATCAAGTCTATCATCGTGCCTTAAGCATCCTCTATCCTTAGTCAAGTGAGTTAACTGGTACACCAAACTATACTGCATCTTTGTAGGGTCAGCTAAAGCTTCCTTAACATCCTTAAGCAACAACTGCTTACTAAATACCAATCTGTGTTGATTAAGCAGTGGCTCAATAGTATCTATAAGCCTTAACTCCTTCTGCTTACTACTTCTAACTTCTTCTATTGTACAAGGGTACACCTTACCTAACACAGGCTTAAGTAACTGGTCAAACATACCATCACCAAAGTTAGACTCAATCCATATCTTCTCTACTTTATTTTGCTTAGCAATACTCGCTAACTTAAACAGATTGTCTTCCTTGTAGCCACCGTTAAGACCACCAACATCTACAACATATATCTTACCATTTAGGTACTTAATAACTGAGTACCCCATCTCATCACTACCTCTACCTGAGGGGTCAATCGACATAATACTAAAGTCATAGTTAGCTCTCTCAGCATCTACATATCCTGGTTTAAAGAAGCAGTCGCCTGTAAACCCAATATTAGGTATGTCATTAATAGCATTACTTCTGTCACTACTGTATGCAATACTGATAGGTGCTTTATCCCTATCAACATCAAACACAATCATATCGTTCTGCTTAAGGGGATACTTATCAGCATCACTTAAACTTGTATCTAATTGGTACTGCAGTCTAAAGTAAGACTTACCTACTGATACTTCCCTCTGTAACAAGTCATCGTGTGTAAACCTTGTATCAGTTACATCTCCAGGCTTACCACCTTCTGCAATCATATTCCAAACATAATCAGATAGTGTACCTTCATATACTTCAGGGTTCTCTGGTATTCTTGCAGTCCATACCTTAACAGTAAACCCCTTTTCCTTAAATCTATTATAGATACTGTCACCTGTCTGTGGTGTACCTAATCCAATAATACAAGCATCATCATTTGTCTGTAGGATAGAGTCAAACTCATTTACCTGCTCAATAATCTTTGTACGCATTGTTTCAGTAGCAGAGTTAATTGAAGTTTCAACGTCATCACTAATTAAGATACTAGCTCTGTTACCCTGTAGCTGAGATGTAATACCAAGACATTTAACTGATGGCTGTACTGTAGTTTTACAACCTGACACATCAAAGGCTTCCACCGAGTTCCTACAGTCAGGACCAGGCTTAAGGTGTTCCAGTAATGGTACAGTATTAAGTAATTTATGTATAAATGTAGATATAGCTTTAGCGTGTGTTCCTGAAGCTGATACAATAAGTATTTTCTCATTAGGGTTCCTTAGTAGTCTCCAACAAGCATAAGCACCTGTGGTATATGTTTTACCTATACCCCTAAAGGCTTCAATCAGTAATCTCTTGTGACCCTGCTGTAGAGTCTTAGCTATATCTCTTTGTACAGGAGTAGCAGGAGGTAAGTTAATATTACTCCAGATATAGTCTACGAAACTTGGGAAGTCCGTTACCAGTTTTTTAATCTCTTGTTCTGTCATTATTCATCCTTTATTTATAAACGTTCATAAAGGCCTCTGTCGAGCCACAGGAGGCACGAAAGCTTCTTTAAGCTGTTATCGTTCCTTGTGACTCTAAAAGGCCTTGTAGGCTCTTATTTGCAATCTATTATTCTATAGCGTCTGCATATTCTTCTGACTGTAGGAAGCTTTCTATAAGATTACTCATAGGTTTACTTTCTACAATATCAGCTGTTATCTCATTATCTTTTAGAAATTTCAAGATAGCTGACAACTCACCTGGAGCTAACCTTTCATCACTCTGTAGTAGAGAGACGAAGTAGGTAGCCACTTGGTCGTGGAGACCATTAAGTACTTCTATGTTTGCTTTATTCATTTAAAATTCCTCTTTAATATAGTTCTTTCCTAAGTCATAACCAGGAACTCTAGGTACAAGACTAAAAATAGTACCAGGTAATCTATCTGGTTCTGCAATAGCTCTAACCATTTGGTCTATTGTATTTACTGTAGGACCTCCTATAGCTCCATAGATTGAAGTAGGTGTATATGTTGTACCAGGTATAGGCATACCAAGAGCAGGAGCAGCTATATTATAAGCTGTAGGATATATTCCTAAAAATGGATTCATAGAAAATGTCTTAGCTGCTAATAACTGCATCTGTTCTGTATCGTTAAAAATATCATCATAAGGGTTTTCATAGTCAATACCAATTAACTCAGCTAATTTAGCTCCAGCAGTTACTTTACCATATTCAACTAAAGCTGTTGTAAGTCCAGATATCATAGATGCACCTAACGCTCCTACATCTCTATCGTTAATAGCTTTACTTAATAACTGTGATTGTGCAGCAATAGGAAATTTATAGTATTGAAGTAGTATAGAATGTAAAGGTTTATCAGGGTCTGACATAAGCATAGGTATATCCATAGCTGTAGGTTCTAGTATATTACCTTTAGTAATTCTGTGTAGTACATCAGCAAATCTATCACCAACATCTTGTTCCCAATCATCTATGTTAAACTTTTTAATATAACCTTTGTTATCAAACTCTCCATACTTATCCATATTAGCTTTTATTTTAGCTAACATTTCATCATCTAAACCAACTCTAGATAACATAGCATTTTCAGCTGTAGATAAAGATTCACCTCTAGCTCTTTTACTAGCAATATTTACAACTCTTGAAGTAAATCCTCCAGCTAACATAGACTTCATAGCATCAGTCATAGCTACTAAGCCACCATACCTAAACACAGCATTCTCAGCTTTACGTAAACCATTAATAACTTTATTACTTTCAAAGAATTGTGTACCTTCTGTGTACCTAAGCATAGCTTTAGAGTTTTGTATATCAGCTCCAATACCCATACCATTTAACTCATTAATAAAATCATCTGCTAACTGTTTGTTTGTAATCTTCTTTATAGAAGCACTTATAGATTGTTTAAAGAAACCTAAAGTTTTAACTCCACCCATATGCATAGTAGGCCCAATTTCATTTAAAGCTACTATAGAGAAGTTAGGACCAAACCTAACATTGTTTAAAGAAGTTGTTACTTTCTTAGCTATTTGTCCCCAAGAGTTAGGTCTTGATGTAATCTCTCTTGTACCTCTTATGTCTTCAAACACAGTCTGTAAAGCTGCATTAGTTCTATCAATCTCTTCTCTAGACTTACCAGATACTCTATATTCCTCTGAAAGGTTTTCTAAGTATTTATCTTTGTAGTCTTGCCAAGTATCTATGTCATCATCTTTAAAAGCTTTTCTAATTGATAACTTACCACTCATATCTGTATGATAAAAATCTAATACCTCACTCATATCTTTGTGTACCAAATCATCTAATAGTGTTTCGTCTACATCTATTCTTCTACCTGTAGCAAAACCACCACTAACAATATTAGCACCACCAGCTCCATCACTACCTACTAAATCTCTAAGTTGATTTAAGTCTTTTGCATCCTGTATTTTAGCAGCCATCTTAGCAGCTACTTCAGCTAACTCATTCATCTTAGCATTATATTCAGCTCTAGGTAAATATTCTCTCATAGCTTTTGCAGTAGGAGAGTTTTGTAAAGCCCTAGTTAATGTAGCAACCACATTAGTATTTGATTGTATTCTGTCTTTATCAAAGATTCTTGTAAGGTAACCAGTATATTCAGATGGTGACCATCCTTCAAGTTCTGTTTTCTTTCTTTCAAGTGCTGCTCTAGTTGCATCATTAACGTCACCTACTGGAAGCTCATCAAGTTGTTGTTTAATTTGATTTAGCTCTTTTTCAATCTTAGGTCTTCTAAGACTATCTTCCATATATTTATAGTATTCATTAAATGTTTCATTAATTTCTCTACTAGCATTACTAGAATAATTTATCTCAGGTTGTGTTGCTTTAAGTGTAGCTAACTCAGACTCTTGTTGAGGTGTTTTTTCTTTAATACCTTCTAGTACTTCTATTCTAGCTTTGTGTTCTCTAACTTGTTTAGTAGCTTCTAATCTAGCATCGTACATAAATCTACTAAATTCAGTTTCATTTAATTTCTTTTGTCCGCTATTTTTTAATTCTAAATTATACTTATTGTAAGTTTCCATAAGTTTATTTACAGTTGTACCTTTAACTCCTTCAAACTCTCTTTTATAATCAAAAGCAGTTCTTTGAGATTGTACAACAAAGTTACCTTCGCTATCTTTTAGAGCATCATTAGAGTTAACTAACTTACTAACACTCTTATATATACTAGGTAATTTACTAGAATATAACCAAGCTCTTGGAGAAAACCATTTACTCATTTGCGTAACACTTGGAGTAGGTACATCATTTATATCATCAATATCTATGTTTTGTCTAGTACCAGTAAATCCTGCAGAACCTATAGATTGATTATGTAGGTTTTCTGTTACTTCATTTATTTGATTATTAAACTGAGTTGTATCAGCTTCAATAGCATTTAATATAGATTGTTGTTGAGTAGGTGTATGTTGATTAAAGAAATCAAACCAACCTTTAGCTCCTAATGTACCGCCTAAAGCAGTACCAAATAGAAACGTATTAAATCTAGCATCTTCATCTTCTATACCTTGTGTTTCTTGTCTAAAAGTTTCTGAAGCATATCCTGCTATACCACCTTCAACAGCACCTAAAGCTATACTAGATGTTTTCTTATATTGATTCATTACCTTGTTTATAGCTTTTAAAGATGTAACAGCTTTTCCTACTCCAAAAGTTGATAAAGCAATAAACCAATCAGCTGGATTAATTAAAGAAGCTGCCCCATATAAACCAATACTACCTGCAACTCCTCCATACTCATATAGGTCTTGTTGTATTTTTTGGTCATCAGCTACTCTGTTTATAATAGCGTTTACTTGTTGTCTATTTCTAAAACCACCATTACCTTGTATAGAGTCTTGTGTAATTTTATCTAAAGTAGGAAATTCATTATTATAAAAATCTATTATTTCTTCATCAGAAGCTGTTATATGTTCGTCATCTATAGGGTATTTAATTTCTTGTACAAAAGGTAAAGTACCTTCTAATGCAGTAACAAAAGCATCACCAATACCTTTAATGTTTCCCTCTGTAGACGGAGCTACATCAGTAGTCCTATCTATAAAATTAGTTGAGGGTAATTCTTCTAAATCTATCATTTATTCTCCTTTTAATTGCGTACTCTTATATGAAGATAGTATCTTAGCTATAGCAAATAATACATTAGCTTTTTTATTGTTTAATAAAACATCTTTAGCATAAGCTTTATCTTTATTAAATTTAGTTAAGTTTATATTAGCTTCTTTAGCTGCTTTATTTCCAAAGTATTGTTTTCCAGACTTTGTTAAATCTCTAGCTGTAGAAACTAATACCTGTAGTTCTCCTAAAGCTCCTGTATTACTTACTTTACTTTGAGAAGTACCGTAATGAGTTTCAGCTGAGTACACTTTTTTAATAGCTGTTTTTAAGTCGTCTTTACTTATATTGTATTTGTTTAATGTTGTGTTATAAGCTTTTGTATTTTCTACGATATTTTCTACAGCAGTTAAATTCTTTTTCATTGTAGGTGTTTCTACTTGTCTGTTAGCATTACTTAACCATATTTGTTGCTCCTCTTGAGAAGCTGCATTATAGTTTGAAGCTAAAAACATATCTTGAGTAATACCTGTAGAACTTTCATTAATAGTTCCTACATTACTAAACAAAGTTTTAATTTCACTTCCCTGTGCTTTAGTAGGTCCTATAGCATCTAGTACTGTATCAACAACATCATCTACTTGTTTTGTAGACTCATTATAATCACTATCAGTAGAAAGTTTAAAGTTAGTACCATTTACTCTGTTAGACCAAGACTTAATACCATCTTTAAGTTTTGTAATAATATCAGGAGTAGTTCCTTCAGTTTCTAGTGTACCAATAATTTCACTGTTGTTTTTATATAGGTCTACTATACCTTTCTTAACATCTGTAATAATATCTTCGCTTATTCCTTCTGTTAAAGTATTATCTTGATTAATTGCTTCATCAATCTTTTTTTCTATTTGTTGAGCAGCTAATATACCCTTTTGAGCTTTCTTTAAATCTTCTGTTGTTACTTTAGCACTTACAAAAGGCAAGTCACTATCAAACACTCTAATACTACCATCTTCTAGTACCTCCACTGTATTGTACTCAAAACCTTCAAACACTGTTTCAATTTGAGTATTTAATTGTTCTGCTTCTACCTCTTCTATTCTACCTAAAAACTTAGTACCACTAATCTCTTTACTTACTGATGGTACAAAATTATCCTTTACAAAATCTATAGAATCTTTAGCATCTCTACCATTTGTATTAAAAGCGTACTGTCTTAAAGAGTTAGCAACTTCTGCATCTTTAGGAGATAATGTAGCTATTACTTTTTGCCAGTCTTTATAGTATTTATTTTTTTCTCCATATTGTCCATCTTTAATAAGCTCAGAGTTTAATACTTCTCTAATCATTTGAGGGTCAGTTTCAGGGTATACAGATAAAATCTCTAAAGCTGTTCTATCGTTTTTAGATACGCCATATAAAACTAAATCACCATCTCTTGTGTTTTTTAAGTTATTATAAGCTGTCATTTGTGCGTTTAACATATTAGGGTCAGTTGTGTTTGTATTAAAGAAACTTTTTATTATAGCATCAGAAGCTTTTGTATTCTTTGAAACAGTATTAACTAAACTAAAATAAGCTCCAGACTCTAAAGAATAAGATATGTTTTTAGATACTTGTTCGTTTACATAAGTTTTTTGTTTAGCATTAAGCATTTCATAATTAGCGTTGTTAGTAGCGTTGTGTAATTCAAACTCTCCTTCAAAAATATCTTGGTTTTGTTTTGCTTCGTACTCTTTTCTATAGGCAGCTTTAGACTTAACTGCATCTGACCTATCTTGGTACTCACTATTATCAACAAATCTATCATATAAATCAGGAGTCATACTATAGTCTCTTTCTACAAGAGCTTTTTGTACCTGATAGTTTTCTTTAAATACCTTATCTTTACTTTTAACTATAGTATCAAAATTCTTTTTAAGCTTTACTTGAATATCAAGAGCATCTTTAGATTTACTTCCACCTGCATATGGATTAGAGTTATAAACTTTAAATAAGTTATTGTATTTAGCATTAAACTCTTTTAAGTCTTCTTTTGTTTTTACATCAGCAATATCTATCTGAGCATTTTGAAGAATAGCAGTAGCATATAAACCGTGTACATTTTCTTTTCTAACTCTTGTACCAAACTCACTCATTAAGTTATCGTAATTAAAATCTTCTCCATTTATATCTGTAGAAAGTCTTTTAAATAACTCATTCTCTTGTGCTTTGTATCCTTCAATCTTAGCTCCTGCTAAAGCTTTACTATAGCTACCACTAAAAGTTTTTATAAAAGACTCTCTATACTTTTCGTTAACACCTTCATTAGATAAGCTTCTCATTTTATCCTGTAGGTATAAAGCTCTATCTGCATCTGAATTTAAAGCGTTCATTTCTTCAATAGTAGTTAATCTATCAGTGTAAAACTGACTCATAGCTTCTTCGTCTTTTTGTCCTTGATAAAGTTCGTACCCCTTGATAGCAGTATCAGTTACCATACCAAGGGTCTTAGCTAACTTAGACCCTTTAGATTCTTTTTGTTGTACATACCCCATTGTAGGTGTCTGTGTAACGCCAGTCTGTAATACACCTTGTTGTACCTCAGTACCAGGTGTCTTGTTTAGTCTTTGTATTTGTTCTCTCATATTTATGTTATCCTCAGATATTTAATTTGTTGTTAATAGTATTATCTACCAAAAGTACTTTTACTTGAATATAAACCCATACCAGTTTGGAATGCTGTTGCATTTGACATACCAAATAATGAACCAGAAGATGCTCCAAGTGCAGAACCTGCTGCAAACTGTGAACCACCTAGAGTTGTAAACGTATAACCTGCTGGTACTGACCCCATTGCTGCTGTTTCACCTGCTGACATTAAAGCCATTTCTCCTGAAGGTGCTGTTAAAGTTCCTGCTCCTGCTCCTGAAGATGCTCCCGCTCCTCCTAATGCTCCACCCATCATATACCCAGCTCCTGCTGAAATACCAATTTGTAGTGCTGCATCGAAACCAGTTGTGTATTGTGCATCTAAAGCATTTATCTGACTTAACCCCTGTAGGTAAGTAGATTGGTTTTGTAGAGCTAAACTTCTTTGCTCTGCTTCACTTTTACTAATAATAGTACCAGCTGTTAAAGACTCCTGTAGGTATGTGTTTGCTAACTCTCTTAATGGAGAAGCACCTGCTACACCTGACTCAGCTTGAGCTGCTCTTACTGCACCTCTTTCTTGAAATCTTTTAATAGCTTCACCTGTAAGTTCCATACCAGCCTGTGCTTTTGCCTCTGCTTCTTGTTGTTGTTTTAAAGCATAATTCATTTTAGTTGTTGCTGTTATAGAATCTTGTTGGTCAGCTATTGCTTCATTTTGTTGTTTAATTTGGTAGGCTGATAACCCACCCATTATTACTGCTCCTACTATTGCGTAAGACATTTGTTCTTCTCCTGAGTAAATTTTTGTATTAGTTTACCCATAGCTAATGCTTTAGGGTCTGTGTGACTTACGTACTTATCTTCTAATGTTTCGATATCTTTTTCATCATCTTCATTAGTATGTATAGTTAACCACGTACAATCTTCAAATATATAGAGAGTCTTTTGGCTTCCTTCCAAACTCTCAAATACATCACCAGCTTTAAATTCCTTTATCTCTCCATTAATCATTACTTCACATCTACCACTCATAACAATATTAAGGTGTGTAGTTTTGTGGGTTTTACCTGCTATTAATAATCCTTGAGGCATAAATATCTCTCGTACATATATACCATCGCTAAAGTGATGTTTAACAGGCATAAGGTTTGTTGTGTCTCCAAAAGGCTGACGACTACTGTTAGTAAGTTCCTGTGTATTCATATAGGTCCTCCTCAATCTCTGTACTATGGTTCTTAAAGAAATCTTTGTCTTTAATACAATACAACAATCTACCTTGTATTTCATCTCTGTGTTCTTTCCATAACCTAAACAATTGCTTAGGTGTACCTTCCATATGTACTATAAATGTATATGGACCAAACTTATCTGTATGCAGTATAGTATTACTAAATACAACATAACTACCATCATCACTAAACATTGTTTTACTATCTACAATCATAGTTGCTCCTTTTTGTCTTAACTTATTAATAAGCGTTTAAACGCTCATATCTCGCTCACAGAGCCTAAACTCTTTCACAAGGGGTCACAATAAGCTACCCCTCTAAAAAGCTCTCACGGCTCTTATTTTGATGCTGATGAATTGCCAAAGTAAAAACCAATTATTGCTAATAGTATTTCTCTAGTTGTTGCATCATACATAATCCCTTTAATTTCTGTAGTTGTCGTAAACAACCACCCTTCATTAACTATAACAGTATGTAGGTCTGGAAAGAAAGCTGGTGCTATAACAATGAATGAAAAAATACTCATCATCACTAGTACAATAAATCTTCTAACCCATACACCACCTCTAGCTGAGGCTGCTTCTCTTGACTCTTCATCGTGCTTTAGTAATTTGTAGGTATTCTCTTGCTGATTTGCAAGGTACTTTAAGAGCCAACCTACTATAGCTGACCCTCCCATTGTTAATAGTTCCACTGACATATCAGCCTCCTGAGACAGATACTGAAAGACCTCTAAAGACTGTTAGTATTAAACCAGTAGATAAAATACCAACTACCCAAACAATACCATTAACTACTACTTTCATTCTTGGTAAATCTTTAATAGACTCTTCAAGATTGTTTAGTCTTTGATGGTACGAAGCTAAGGAAGCTACAGCTTTATTCATAGCTGATATCTCTTCCCTTGTTGCTTTTTGTTCGTCCTTAAGTTCTTTGATGGCACTAATTATTAATTCGTCTTTACCATCCATAATGCTATTCCTCTAATGTATTAATTAAGTTTCTATAGAATGTTCTGTTTATTAATTCTTCTTTGTACTTTTCCATTAAACTAGTTGTATCAACACCTTCTAGTTGCATTTCAGTTATCTTTACAATAACCCAATCAGTATCAGATAAATACTTTGTAGCTTCTGCTATTTGCTTAGCTTTGTCTTCTTCTAGTTTTAAAGCATCTAAAGCATCTTGTAGTTCTTGAGGTTGATACATTTCTGTACCATCCTCTAAGATTTCTTTTGTGAATTCTTTAAACTCACTATCAATTTGTGTATTAGCTGTGTGTACTTCTGTACCTACTATTTTATAATATCCCATTTTATTTACCTCCAAAAAAATGTACTGAAGCTATACAATTAACGACAGAACCATAGTAAGCCGTACCAATAGTCATATGGTTTAATTCTTGACCTGCATTTCTAGTTCCAGTAGGCGCTCCTCCAACAATGTATGCTCCATAACCTACACCATAATTTTCTGCAGTTCCAGAAACACTATAATTTGTGTTGCCCATTTCTTCCTTAAAGTAAATATCATATTGTCCAGTACCAATTCTAACTACATCTCTAACATTAAAGCTATCTCTAATCGTAGGAGGTGTTGTAGTACCATCAAAATTAACCCAAGCAGTACATTGGTTCTTACCTTTAACTTCACCACTTACTTCTAAGTCACCATCTACATAACTACTCTCCATAACATTCTTAGGAATACTTGGATAATCTTCTAGTCTATCCATAGGTGTACCTGAAGCTACTTGATATGGTTTATCATCTATGAAGCTGATAGGAGTTGTTAAAGCTGTAGTACCATCATTATCGTACATAACTCCAGTTACAGTATTAAAGATAGGTAAAGCATCATAAAACTTAGGAGCATTATTACTATCTAAAGCTACATAATGAATACCATCAGGACAAGTTGAGAAATCTACTGAACCAGTATAGCTTTGAGTAAATACATTATAAGCACCATTAGTAGTATCTCTACCATCTGTGTAAGGTAACTTACCTGCTGTTACATTTAAGTTTGTATCATCTGTTGGTAAATCAAAGTATGTGTCATCTGTTGAGTTAGTTGTGTCGAACTCTACTATTGCTATGTATTGACCACCTGATGCATTATAGCCAGTATTTATACCACCAACTGTAAATCCATCAATGTTTATTTCACCAGTAAAACCAAGCTCAGCTGAACTTGAGTCTAATGAAATTTGGTTAGTAGCTCCTCTTTCACTATCTATTGCATACCAGCTACCAGTACTATCAATTCTCTTAATAATAACTCTTCTAGGTCTTCTTGGTACACCATTAACATCTTTTGTTTCTACAAAGTTACCAGATGCTCTAGTACCTTGATACTGTGTGATTATCTTAGTTTCTGAATTAGCGAATCCGTATGAGATGTAAGGTTGATTTACACCATTCCACATATTATTTGAAGAGCCAATTTCAAGATAATTATCAGAAATTATATGAGGATTTGCAGTGCTTGTAATAAATGCTCCAGTAGTGTTTATTTGACCTCTATTAATATTTCCATTTATAGACACCCAACCATCAGCAGATAAATCCAACTGTTTAATATCAACATAATCCAGCTTAATACCTAAAGCATTTGGTATCTGATGCCCTGCTATACCACTACCTTGATACATAGTCATTACTTCTCTAGTAACTGGATTGTAAGCAGTTATGTATCTTTTACCTTGATTAGTTAATCCCCACTTGATATGAGTGTATAGTGCTTGGTGGAGGATGTAAGTTTGACCAGATTGATTAACTCCTACGCCACTACCAACAGATATGCTTCCGCTTCCAAAAGCTGTAAGTGTGCCAATCGAGTTTGCTTCTGCTGCTGTTTCATTAGTGAAAACAACTTCTTGTATCCCTCTAATCCCGTCATAGATATTGTTACCATAGGCAGTACTCCTACATTTAATATGCACCTTACTAACATTAACTACACAACTACCACTCTCAACAATAGTACCAGCATCATTCTTTACAATACAATCTCCAGCACTTCTATCGTGATAATACCCACTACCATTTGAAGCTACTGTAAAGTCTACTGAGCCTATACCAGTAGTAATACTTTGAGTAGAACCATTACCAGTATAAGTTATGTTTGCATTTGATTTAGTTATAGCTGAACTTGCTAATGCTAAGTTACCTGATAGCAATACATTTGAAGCTACTTTAATAGGTGGTTGTGGTATATTGTTAATAGATGTGTCTATTTCACTTTGAGTATAGATTCCCTGACCTATATCTCTTGCGTTTTCTATATTCGACATTAGTTATCTCCTTTTGGATATTTTGCTTTAATAGCATTACAAGCATCAATATAGTTTTGAACTTGTTGGTTATCCCCTTTTACTATACCATCTATGTATTCTTCTATTGGTGGGTATTCTAAAAGTCTTTCTTGCTTGTACATATTATTTTTTATTTCTAAATCTGCTTCAGCATTTGAAACTATTTCATTGTTTTGAAATATCCATTTGCCAGAAGCAGATGCAGGAAGCTTGTCAATAGACATAAAACCTCCAGTAGAATTTATTTCCATAAAAGCTTTTTCATTTTCTATATTATGAAGCTTTATTACTGAATTGTCTTTTAACACTCTTACTATCATACTTTATCCTTTTCTAAATATAAAGCCATTGCTTCTTCTGCTGTAATTTCTCTGTCAAATACTCTTAGCTGGTCTAATTGTCCATCCCAAGGTTTTCCATACGTTTCACTTCCAATATATCCGTAATCATAAGAACCATTAGCTCCTATGTAAAAACCATAAGTATCGTTTGTAGGAGAAACATAGGCTGAAAGACTAGAATGAAAAACTCCATTTATATATACTTTATTAGTTGAAATACATATGTGATACCAAGTATTTGTTAAAAATGTGTATTCATCTGCACTACCATACTCTTGATTGTGACCAGCAGTATTTAAAGTATTACTACTAGAAATAATGATAGACCTTCTATTGGAACCATTTGAGTGTTTTCCTGATGACCATAAAACTCCATTATCAGAGCCATTGTTTTTGTTAAACCATATTGATACAGTAATTACTTTATTATTGTTCATACCAGAGCCGTTTTTCATATATCCACCAGTACCATAAACTCCACCATTACCTATAATACCAGCAGAACTTGACATTCCACTTACTGTAGACATATTATATTGACCACCAGTGTCTATACCCAATGCTCCAGGATTAAATTCATATAAAGCTACAGAACTGTTGTCATTAAAAAAATCAAATTTTCCATAATGGTATAAACTAACAAGTGTTCCCTTCTGTCCTGACCATTCATTTTTATCAGTAGTTGCGTCTGTACATATAAATATTTCTCCAGTTTCAGAGTTAATTATTTTGTCACCTACAAAAGTGTTTTCTGTGATAGTGGGGTTTGAAGTTTTTGTAGTTATTAAATTTTCTTTGTTGCTAATAACCGTATCTACTTCTGTTTTAGTATATGTGTTAGTTTTGTTATAAGCATCTGTAATACCATAACCACTTAATGTTGTAGCACTATCTGCTTTAGCATCTAACAATACATCAGCTTGTGCTTGAGTATAAGTATCTGCTATCTCAAATGTACCATAAGCAACAATATCAACTATATCTCCTGCATTAGCACCAGAACTTAATACAATATTTGTACCATTAGTTGCTGTAAAATCTACAGTATCTTGTAGTTTAATACCATTAAGATATACATCAACATATCCACTATCGTATGTAGCATTAAATGTTGTTTGACTTGCTGTAGCTGTATATGTATTTCTTTCACTTGTACCATTAACAGATGAACCTGCTGATTGCCAAGAACTACCATTATATACTTTCATAATATCTGTAGTTTCATCAAACCATAAAGCTCCCTCTTCTGGTGAAGTAGGCTCAGTAGTAGATGATGTATAGTTATCATTAAAACTATCTAAACTATTAGCAGCACTTAAAGCACTTGCTGATGCTTCACTAGCTTTTGTAGTAGCAGTTGATGCTGAAGAACTAGCTGAACTAGCACTTGAAGCAGCTGAGTTAGCTGAGTTACTTGCTGAAGTAGCACTTGAAGATGCTGATGTTGCACTTGCTGAAGCAGCTAAGGCTTCTGTAGTTGCTTGGCTTGCTTTAGTTGTAGCTACACCTGCTTGAGTAGTTGCTGTAGCAGCTGAGTTACTTGCTGAAGTAGCACTAGCTGAAGCTTCACTTGCTTTAGTTGTTGCAATACCAGCTTGAGCTGTTGCAGTAGCTGCATTAGTATCTGCTTGGTATATTTCAACTCTATTATTATATATCTCATTAATAGCTACTGTATCTGATGCTACTTGATTTATGTTTGTAGTGTTACCAGCTACTGTGTTAATAGTATCTATATCTTCTCCAGCTGCAATAATAGCACTAGAGTTAGCACTTACATCTGATACTGCATTAGCAATACCTGCAACTGTTTGTACCTGATTGTACACAGAAGCTACAGTTTCTATATTATCTACATTATCAACAATACCTTGTAAACCTTCGCTACCAATAGCAGCAACAGTATTAATATTAGCTATGTTAGTAGCATTTGTATTTACTGATGAAATGTTTGTAGCTGTAGTATTAATAGCTGTTAAGTTATCTTCGATAGTGTTTATGTCAGCGATGTTAGCTGCAACAGTATCTATGTTAGTTGTTGATGTTAGTAAATCGTCAGGTGTTGTACCTACTCTTACTACTACGGCTGAACCTGAAGCAGGAGCTGCTGCAAACACAACTGAACTATTAATTGTATCATAATCACTTTTAGAAACTTGTACACCATCTACTAATACTTCTACGTGACTTTCCGAAAGGATTTTAAAGTCTGAGGCAAACTTGTTAGTTGAGCCATTACCTGTGTATTGTTTACTTACTATACTCATTTATTATCCTTTCTTTTATTGGTTTACAATAACTGCGTTAGAGAACGTTTTTCTATAGCCTACAAGTGTATAGTAAGCTGCTACTGATGCAGCATTGTCTGTTGATGTAAATTGTAGTGTGTCATTGTCAGCTGTTAAATAACCTTCTAAAGTTACTACGTGACCATTTGTAGTTGTTCTTGATGTTTGGTGTACAGAAACAGTCCAGTTGTAGTCTGTGTTGTTAGTAATACCAAACGTAGAAGTTAAAGTAGGTTGCCAGTTACCTGAAAACGTACCTCTTCTAATTATTACCATATCATTTAGGTCAGCTTCTAGGTCGTTTAAACCTGACTCAATAGTTAAAATCTCAGTTGTGTTTGAGTTGATAGAATTTGTGTGTGTTGTTAAAGTTGACTCGTTAGCTGTTACTCTACCATCTAAGTTTTCAATACCATCTTCGATATTGTTCAGGTGAGCAGCATCTAACGCTGGAGCAGAATCATCTACCCAAGTCGTTTTGCTATATGCCATATTTATTTTCCTTTGTTAATTGTCAAGATATTCTATTGCATTTTTTAGAATAGCTATATTATCATCTGCCATTCCAAGCATAGAATTACATTTAGTACAGAGTAATCCCCGTACTTCGCCTCCTGTATGACAATGGTCAACAAACAAAGGTTTTTTAAATTCACTTTGATGTTTTCCACAAATCTTACAGCATCCCTGTTGTTCTTCAAACATAGTCTTATACTCTTCGTTAGTAAGACCATAATTTGTCTTTAAGTTAGACTCTCTTTGTTTATCTCTATTATCTGCAAAGTAAGAAGATATTCTTTTGTTTTGACACTTTTTACATAAAGTCTCTCTTCCATAAGGATGTGTACTTCGTTTAACAAATAAGTCAAGGTCTTTTTCAGTATGGGCCTCAAGCCCACACTCTCTACATTTTCTTAAAGGTTGTGTCATATTTATTTTCCTTTATTATTTTTTTATGTTACTACACATTACGAGAATTTTTTACGTATGTACCAACTAAATCTAGTGAATTAATCCTAAACCCTGCTGAAATATCATTTGTAAATACAATATCTAAGTTATCTCTGTTTCCTGCTACAGCATACTTATGGTCAGTTTTCATTACATAAGTTGTAGCTCCTGGTAATAAACTATCTGTAGGTAGTAATGATTGTGATGGGTACGTACCTTCTGATGACGTATATTCAAACGATTTGCTTGAGATATAGTCTTTAGCTGGGTATTGTCCTACACCTGCATTATAATAGTAGTTTCTAGGTTTGTTAAATCTATATGAAATAACATTATATAAAGAACCATAGTCAGCATTTACCTTTAAGTTTCTTAAAATTAATGTACCTCTTGAGTCATCTATCTTATCATTACCTGTAGCAAACCCTGGTTTAGTTAGTACCAATTTACTTTCGTACGCGTCTACTCCACCATCTAAATACATAATATTACTAAAGTCATTTCTAAACTCTAAAGCAATAGTCTCTAGGTTAATGTCTCCTGACTCTCTTTGTATCATTACTAAAAGTGTTGAACCCATAGCTTTTATATTAAATACATTACCTGCAAATGTCCACTTGTGCCAAGCTGATTGTGCTTTTTCTTCACCATTCCAATAAAAGTTATATACATATACTGTGTCTGGTGTTTCAGAACTTAAAGCAAACAGCATATCATTAGCTGATGAACCTGTAAGTGCTATAATGTTTTTAGGTAGGTAGTTAGGGCAGTGGGCTGTTACGTTAGCAGCATCGTTAGATAAACTGTCTGGTTGTACATAATACTCTCTGATGTTACTAAACTCATTTTTTTCTGTAGCAAAGTAAGCATTAGGCCCTAGTACTACTGGCTCTACATCTTTAATACCAAAGGCAGTTGATTGTTGTACCGATACATCAGTAGGTGTTAAAGTATCTCCTGCTGACATTACGAACTGTGCTTTGTCTCCAAAGATTAAAAGCTCTTTGTTAAATGGTGTAGCATATCTTAAAGATATAGCCTGGTTACTATCTACTGCAACATCAATCATATCTGAGTCAATTATTGAAGTAACTGTAGTTGGCCAGAAGTTATAGTACTCACCACTTTCAGATAGTACAACATTATCTCCACATATAAAACCTAATCTATTTCTATAGAAAAATACATCTTGTATTGCTTGACCTATAAAACTAGGTTCACCTGCTGAGTCTTCATCACCCACTTTTCTAGCTTCCCATTCAATAACATCAAAGTTTTGGTAGTATGTACCATCATCTAATAATCTTAGTTCAATCTTATGAGGCATTGTAGAATCTACAAACTCATTAGCTAATCCTGGTTTAAATGTTTCAAGGTATACACCATCTACATACTTAACATAATAGTTATCAAAAGCTGAATCTTCATCACCTGTTACTTCTATTACTGCATTTTCAAAACCAAAGTCTGTTGGTAAGTCTTGTAGTTTCTTTATTTTACCTGTCCAGCTTTCTGATGCTTGGTTACCCCAAGAGTCTGCTCCAGAATATACATCACCAGTTGCTCTTACTTTTTTAACTACTGAACCAATAGCTTCACCACCAATAGAACCTGCTAAGGCACTAGCTGCATTTGCTGAATCGTGGTTAGTTGTTCCTTCTGTAAGTACGTAAGGGTCTTCCTCAGTACCAGTACCAGATTGTACAGCATTTTGTATTACGCCATTTTTATAGATGTAGTAAGTGTATCTTAAACTAGCATTATCACCTGCATCACCATTAGTTCTTTTAACCCAATAGTAGAAAGTGTCTGCCCAGTCTGAGTCACCATTATCATCTATTGTAGTTGACATAGCAGGTATTTTAGTTTTGTTTACAATAAATGTTGTATCACCAACTGTTGACAGTGAAAAGTTATCTTTAGCTAATTTACCTAAGGGGAGTGCTAGGTACGAGTGAGTAGTCCAACTGTTAATCCAAGTGTTATTAATAATATCAAAGAACCTATACTGACTATTACTGTTAATAGCAATTATGTATTGTTCATTACCAGCACCTCTATCGTAAGCATAGATAAAAGCATCAGTTGGGAAAGTGTTGTCGTTGTAGTTGTTTACAGTAGGAGGCCTTTTAGATACACCACCAATTACTGTAGGGTAACAGTTAATCATTTCTGAAACCTGTGTATCGTGTCTTAACTCAGGAGTTTGCTGAGAAACCCCTCCATATAGTCCAGGTATTGTTTGATTTACTAATGCCATATTATTATCCTATAATCCCAGTAGGGTTAGAGTTTCTAGTTAAGATTCTAGCTACTTGTGAATTGTCAAAGATTGTAACATCTTTAATATCATCTTCGTGGTTTCTAACTCTAAGTAAAGCTTCTTGTTCGTCTTTAATTAAAATGTTAAGCATATCTGCATCACCTACTAGTCTTTGGTACAAAATTCTTGAAGCTTTTAAAGTTATATAAGACTTCATAATTGTAGGTAAATCATCAAAATCTACATCCCATACAACATCACATTCTACAGAAGACTCAAAGATATATGTTTGGTTATCTTTGTCATATAGTTTTCCATCTTTTCTAATAACATTTGTATCAGTTGATGAAGCGTCGATTCTTAAAGCTGTAGTTGGTATAACAATATACCCATTAACGTCTGGCAGCATTTCCCAGTTTTCGTCTGTGTTAAAACTCCAACCTTCTTCAAGGATTTCAGTTTTAGTTGTTTCAATTAATAAGTCAGCTACTTCTGCTTCGTAGATACCTTCGATTGGTACGTCATTCTCGATAAGTTGTTCTCCTACAACACTCAAAGCTATGTTTATAGCGTTATTATACTTCCTCATTTCAGTCCTTTAAATATTCTATTGCATTTTTTAGGAACGTAACATTATCTTTAAACATCCCTAAGCCTGTGTTACAATTACTGCATAGTAAACCTCTAACATCTTCAGTTATATGGCAGTGGTCTACGTGTAAAGAATGCTTCAAGTTTGATTGATGAGTACCACATACTTTACAACAACCTTTCTGCTCTTCAAACATAATATTGTAGTCGTTTAAAGTAATCCCATAAGTACGTTTTAAATGAAGATTTTTCTTCGTATCAGGATTCTCTTTTCTTCTTTTTTCAGAGTGACAGCTTTTACAAAAATTCTGTCTACCATACTTACAACTTTTAGCTTTCCTAAATTCTTCTAACTCAACTTCGTTATGCGCTTCTTTACCACAATCTCTACATTTTCTTAATATTTCCATTTTAGTCCTTTAATATATTATTCTATAAAGTTAATCTTATAGTAAAAGACTAAAGACCCCTAAGAGTCTTTAAGCCTTATTAATTATGCTGCAGTTGTATCTAACTTACAAACACAACCATTGTTTAGTACACCGAATCCCATTGCATAAGAAGATACCATTAATGTACCTTGCTTTTGAATTTGATATTCAGCTTCTGTTTTAACGTCTAATAACTTAACAACACCAACAGCTTCGTTAGTGAATACATAAATTGTATCAGCACCAATGTTGTTAGAGATAGTTACATTCATACCAGCAACTTGTACTAATTTACCAGTGTCAATACCACCGTTGTTACCTTGAGTCATATCTTTATGAACAGCACCTGATTGTACTAATCTGTTGTAGTTCTTTGGAGACATAACACAGTATCTTTCACCTGGAATATCATCTTCGTCAAATGCAGTATTAGCATCGAATAAAGAAGCTAAGATTTTATCACCAGCTTCAGCGTTAGAGTCAGCGATAGCTACACCTACAGAAATTGCAGTTTGAGCTGAAGGTTGACCTTCTCCACCGTTTGTATCGTCTGCGTTTGCAGTACCAGCAGCAGCAGTGTCTAATGCACCAATAACAGCTTTATCAACTTCAATAGCTAACTTTCTACCCATTTCTGATGCGTAAGTAGCTCTTGTTTCGTAGTGTTGCATAGCTTCTTCAAATCTATCAACAAACACTGATGCATATTTTAAGTTATCGATTTCGATTACTCTCTCACCAGCGTTGATTAAGTTAGGTACTACATCCTCACCTGGTACGTGTGTTGATACAGCAGTATCATATTTACCGATTACTGCGAAAGATGCAGATTTACCGTGTGGAATTGTTCTAGTTTTAACTAATGGTAAGAATACGTTTTTAGTTTCAAATGAAGTCATAACCTCACCTGAGAATACTTTGATTGCTAGGTCTCTATCAGATACTCCTAAAGTTCTTGAAGTACCAATACCTTGTGAAGGTGTAAATGCCATTTTATTTTCCTTAATAGTTAGTAGCAGTTGGTCTGCTTATGTTAGCCTTGAAGGGCAGCCAAAGGTTTATGTTGTGTTCGTTATCGTTACTTTCTTGCTGGTATCCTCTCAAAACCTACCTCGGTAAATTTATTGGAGGGCAACAGTACTCGTTATTGATTTGTGAACGGTAACTCCCCCGAAAGGGAGCTAAGAGTAAAGATGATGAACTTTGGTCTTACATATAGGTCAGTTAAACTTCCAAATCAGAGGTCCTCACTTTAATGCCAAAGACTAGAATTGACTTCTAGCTATCTTCATCTCTACTTGTTTTCTAAAGGCAGGGTCAGTTCTATATCTAGGGTCTGCCATTTCTCTAGTCATTTCTTTAGTAGAAGAGTAACCTCTTGAGTTATTAGTTGCTGTTGTACCATTGTCAATTAAGTTAGGTTCTCCAGCTTCACTTCTATATCTTGCGTATAAACCTTGAAGGGCAAACTTAGCAGTTTCCTGTTTAGATACCATTTGGTTTAAAGCGTCAATCTCACTTTCAGGTAAATTCTCATTAGCCCACTCAACCATTTCATTAAACTGTTCTGTACCACCTGCTACAGCGTGTAGCTCCTGTACATTCTTTTCAGCTAATGCTTGTTGTCCAGCGATATAAGCATCTACAGTATCTTTACCTAAACCTTTGTCTGCTAACATCTTATAAGTATCTTCCGATAATTGTCCGTTGTCTGCAAACTCTTGATTAAGTTCTGTAAGGTCAAAGCCTTTTTCTTCAGCTACTGCTTGAGCTTCATCTTCAGTTGATGGTACATCAGCAGGTTCATCTTCTGCTTTAGGTTCATCTGTTGGTTCGTCTGTAGGGTTATCTTCTTTCTTACCTAGCCTAGCTTCGAGTTCCTTGTAAGCTTTCTCTAGTTCTTCAGGTGACTTATATTTACCTGCTAATAGAGCTTCATCTTCTCCAAACTGTGCTGAGTCTTTTTCAAGTGATGCAGCTTCAGCATTATCTACTTTAGCTATCATCTCAGCTTCGTGATTACTTACTTGTTCCGTTGTTACTTCGTTGTTTTCTACTTGGTTTGTTATCATCTTTACTTTCCTTTTCTTCTAGTGCTTTTCTTCTTGCTTCTTGTTCTTCTAACATTTTTTGCATAGGTGTTTTGTGTTTGATACCATCATATACATCACCATACTTTTTACTTAATGCCATATCTTTACTCCTTCCTTATTATTGTTGTTGAGCTGCTGCTTGAACTGCTGCTGAACCTGCTTCTGCTCCAGCTGTTTGTGCCATAGCACCCATACCTTGCTGAGCTAGTGCTGCTTCTTGCTGTGCTTGTTGTTCTTGAGCTATTTGCTCTTGTGATTTAATTATCCCTTTAGTCTCAATACCAAGTGACATACCAATCTGTGCGATAACTGCATCTACATTTGTGTATTGTGCAAATATCTCTGGTCCTAGTAGTTGTTGTAGTGTTTGAGAGAATTGTACCAATTTATTATAGTCGTGTCCTCTACCTAAAGCTTCTACACCTGTTACAATAACTGGTTCAACTAAGTCCTCTGGGAACTTAACTTTACTTGAAGCCATTAATAATCTAACTAGTGGTAGTTGTAGTTCTTGAGTTAAAATACTATAGATACCACCTAAAGCATCTTCAAGTTCTCCTGCCATAAGCCTAACTTCTTCTGCTGTAACTCTTTCAGCGTCTCTTCTAGCTGACTCGTTAAGCAAGAAAGCTGATGCTAATCTTCTTGAAATATCTTGTGATACTTCGTACGCAATTCTAAGGTCACTGCCTTTATCTACCTGCATAGTTGATATGTCGGCTGCGTTACCCCTGATAAAACTACCAGAAGGAGACTTAACTAACTTATCTAGTTTAACAGTTGAAGCAGGGTTAACTAAGAATAATATCTTTGATGAAGCAGCTGAAGCTTCGATAATACTCATCTGTAGGGCTTCAAGTGAACGTAAGTCACCTAAGTATTGTTCAACTAAACCTCTACCATAATCTTCACCAGCGATTGCTGTCCATCTTAATGGGATGTAAGGTAAGTTTTCAGGTTTAAAAACACCTCTTGTACCAGGTACTTCTTGCTCTAGTGCTTCTTGCCATACGTCAAATGTTTTACCATTCCACTCTGCAACTGTGTACAAATCAACATCGTTAGTTGAGTTTTGTACTTGCTCTGCGTTCATACCTTCAGGTAAGTCAAGAGGGTTTACAACTTCTTTAGTTACGATTGTTTTTAATTTTCCATTCGTTGCTCTTTTAATTACATAGTTGTTTAGGTTATATACTTTAGTTTTACCAGATTTATCTCTGTACACTAATGCGTTACCTGTTGCTACTAGTAGTTTAAGGGCGTGGAATAAAGGAACTCTTAACGCTTCTCTTTCGATTTGTGCTTTAAGTCCTTGTTCGATATCAGCTAATTGTTGATTAACAACTGCTGTTGCTCCTGCTTGTTGTTGTTCCAGGTCTAGCATAGCTAACTTATCTGGTACAAATCTAAAGAAAGGAGAGTTTGGAGGTAGTAGTGATAGTAGTAGCTTTGAAGCTAAGTTGTTAACTGCCCTAGAACCTAACGATTGATACGGTGTATCTAAGTCTGTTGTCTCTGTGTGTGCTGTATCTACGATTAATGATGGGATTGTAAGCTCTGCACAAGCCTTTGCTCTGTCTAGTACAGAAGTTCTTTCACCATCAAGCTTAGACCATCTAGTTTTTACAGAGAAAGTTTCTTGTTGCTCTGCCATAGTTTTATACTCCTGTTCCTAGTCCAGTACCACCTGAAGCAGCAACTCCTGCTGTTCCTGTGTTTGTTGTAGGGATTTGTAGTTTTCTTTTACCTTGCTTCTTCTTTTTCTTTCTTTCAGTATCTTCTGATTCTTGGTAAGCCATTTCGCTAGTTGCTTGATTACTTACTTTTGCTTTTGGTTCTGGTGCTGGTGCTGGTTTACTGCTTCCTCCACCAAAGATTTTTTTAACTGTACCACCCATAATTAGATACCCCCTACGCCACTACCTGAAGTAGTTGTTGTTGTTGTACCTGTTGGTATCTGTAGTCTCTTCTTACCCATCTTTCTTTTCTTTACATCATTGTCTTTTTCATCTTCACCACCTGGTTGGAATGTTGCTTCCTCTACTGATGCCGAAGGCTCAGGTGCTGGTGTGTAAGATTGTGTTTTTGGTTTACTGAATATACCGCTCATACTATATTTCCTTTAAGTCGTTGTTGATTTCTTTAATCTTTTCTATGATTAGCACTTTGCCGTGCAACAAGCCCTGTTCATAAGCAGATTGTTCAGCTGTTACAATCGTCTGTGTTTCAGGGTAAACCTCTGCTAACCATTGTACCAAATCTTCTAAGTTGGTTGGTAGTAGTTGTTTGTCTTCTAACATATCTTTATCCTCTCTTTAGTAAAAAACAAGAGAGAAACCTAACACAGTCTTTAAGTAATCTTAAAGCATACTTTAAGTGTTCTCTCTCTAGCTATAGGTATTCTTTAGTTCTTCCATAGCCTTCTTCTAGTGGGTACGTAACTCACCACTTAGGTGTCCATAAATCTATTGTAGACCCGTTGTACTGGTGCATAGAGCATAGTCTCATAGTGTTAATAGCATCCTCTTCAGTAAGTCCTTTGCTTTCGTAAGTTTCTACCACTGCTGACCATATCTTCTGTTCATCACCTTCACATTCTTTAAGTATAGCTTTAGCTTTAACTGGACCAATACCAGGACAACCCTTGTAGCCATCTGATGTATCTCCAACTAAACATTGGTAGTATTCAAAGTTAATAGCTTTCTTCTCACTGATAGTTACATATAAGTCGTTGTTGTAGTTGTAGTGGTATCCAGGTGTTTGGTACAAGACATCTTTATCTATAGCACAAACCATACAATCATCAGGGTACTCTTTTTTGTACCACACAACATAATCATCTGCTTCATAACCTTCACACATCTTGCTTGGGTAGTTATCTAACATAAACTGTAGTATCTCTTTGTAGCCTGTAGGTTTTCTAGCTCCTACTCTGTGTTGTTTATAACCTAAAGGATTATCATACCTAAAGTTACCTTTACCTGTAAATACTAATAACACTTCGTCAGCTTCAGCAGCAAACATAATGTTTTCAATCAAGGTACTACAAGACTCGTAACACTGCTCTAGGTCAGTTGTATAGTCTATGTCAGGTTCTGCTCCCTCGTGCTTTACCTCGTATTCATTCCAATAGTTTTTCTCTTCAATAGCGAAACCTACCTTGTAGATTAAGCTATCGGCATCTATAAGTGCTTTCATATTTCTCCTTTATCCGAAGATATTATCAACAACCTTAGTTAACTCTGACCTTTGGATGTGTTGTAGTTCTACAAAGCTAATGTGTTTGTTACCTTTACAATGTGGTAACAGTTTCTTATAGCCTTCCATACCTCTGTTAGCTCCATACGTCTGTGATGGGTCTAGTATTAATACCAACTTAGAACCTTCAGCTACCCTTGACATAATCTGTCTTAAGGTGTTGTGGTCTAGTAACTGTGCTTCATCTACCAACAGTATTTTATTATGGTAACTTGCACCCTGAATAGACTCAATCGGCATAGCCTCAAAGTATTCATCATATATTTTCTGAGCTTCTTCATTCTCTCTATCCTTATCTGTACATTCATATAGGAACTGTAGG